GCCATGCTGCTACCACCGCCGTCACCCGCCATGCACGAGACGATCCCCATCGCGTTCGCCGATGGCGTGTAGCCGGGGAGCGTCGGGGTCTGCGCGTTCGACACGAGCGCGACGGTCGTCGGTCCGCTGTAAACCAAGACTTGCGCGGTGCCGTTGCCCGCGCCGTAGGTCATCGTGACGCCGCTCGAAATGTCGGCGGCAGTCAGGAGCTTGTAATAGACGACGATCTGAGCGCCGCCCGCCATCGTCGTAATCGGCAGGCTCACCCACCCGGCGAGCGGCGGGCTGGGGGTGCTGCGCGTCCAGATGATCAGCGCGAGTTGACCCGCCACGCACCCCGGAAACGTGAAGGTGAAGGACCCGCTCGGGGTCGGCGCGGTCGCGAACGACGCCACGAACACAGCGGGCGCGACGCCAGCCTTGCCGTGGCCCATCGCCGGGAAGACGAAGGGGAAGGTCATGCGAACGCCTTCGCGAGCGCGTACTCGATCTCGGCGGCGGACCGGACGAAATAATACAGCATGTCGACCGCGTTCGCGGCGGTGCTGAGCACGTTGGCCGCAGCCCCGCCCGGTCCCTTCCAGTTCGTGCCGTAGGTGATCAGCCGCCCGCCGGTCGCGTCCTGGGGAAGCCGGATGCGCCCCGACTGGCCGCTCTTGGCGTTGTTCGGGTTCGCCAGCGTGAAGGCGGCGGTCGCGGCGGCGATGTCGAAGTTGAGGCCGGTATTGAAGTCGAGCACTTGGTTCGCGGCGAACGGAACCACGACCGGCTGCGAGATCGTCCAGAGCGCATAGGTCGAGAGAAACTGATCGTTGTCGGTCCCGGCGAGGACGGTTGCCGGGGTCGCGGACTTGGTCGCGAACGTGCCGAGAACCCGCCACACCGAGCCCGACGCGGGCAAGTCGTAAAACAGGATCGCTTGCATCTGCGGGAACAGGACGTGCGACGTGTCGAAGGCGAAGCGGTTCGCCGCCGCCGATGCTGCGTTGGCGTTGGCGAGTGTGATCGGGAAATTGCCCGCGTTCTGCACCACCAGCACCCGCCCCGCCGGGCCGCCCAGCAGGCCGGTGATCGTGCGCGCCGCGTCGCTGTAAATCCGCAGCACGCCAGCGGTCGCCAGACCGGCGGGCGCGTAGTCGTTTTGATCGGCGACGATCTGCGGAGGCGTCAACGAAGTGCCGAGCCCCCACCAGCCGGTGATCAGCGCGGCGGCGGCGGGGAGCTTCGCGTCGAGCGCCGACTGCGTCGCCGTGCTGACCGGCTTGTTGACGTCGCTCGTATTGTCGACGTTGCCGAGCACGAGGTTCGTGCGCGCCGTCGCCTTGTTGGTGAGCTCCGACAGGTTGTTCGCCGCGAGCATGTCGCCCGAGCCGACGCCCGGTGCGCCGGGTGCGCCGACGTCGCCCTTCGGACCTTGCGGGCCTGCCGCGCCAGTGTCGCCCTGCGGACCCTGGATGCCCTGCGGACCCTGCGGGCCGACTGCACCATCCGCGCCAGCGGGACCGGCAATGCCCTGCGGGCCTTGCACCCCCTGCGGACCGGGCGGGCCGCCGGGCGTGCCGGGATCGCCCTGCGGACCAGCAGGACCCGCCGGGCCGACGTCGCCCTGTGGACCGACCGCGCCGTCTGTGCCAGCCGGGCCTTGCGGACCTTGCGGACCGTCAGGACCGGGCGGGCCGCCGGGCGTGCCGGGATCGCCCTGCGGCCCCGTCAGCCCTTGCATCCCTTGCACGCCCTGCGGGCCTTGCAGCCCTGTCGGGCCGGTCGCGCCGGGTGTGCCCGCCGGGCCGGTGGTCACGAAAACATCGACAACCACGACCGGCGCGATGGTGACGTCGAGGACTTCCGTGTCGGTCATGGCTGGACACTCCGCTCAAAGCCGACCGGCTCTCTGACCAAGGGGCTTCCGGTGCTGTCGGTGACGTCGCCCGTCACCTTCACTGGCCCAGCAAGGACGGTCATGATCCGGCCTGTCGGATCGGTGAGTTGCAGGTCCCATTGCCCGCTCGCAGGGGCGGCGCGCGACGCGTTCGGCGCGAGGCTCGCGTCGATGATGTTCGGCAGGGTCACGACGAGCGCGAGCGGGATGATCGTCGAGCCGCCGGGGCGGTCGCGGATTTCCGCCTTCACCGAGTATGACGAGAGGTCGACCGGCTCAGTTTTCGCAGCGTCGCCCCACAGGACGAACGTCCATGCGGAAGTGTCCCCGCGATAGATCGCGAGGGGATATGCGCCGGGCATCATGCGCGGCCTCCGTGCGTGTAAACGTGTTGAGTGCTCGACCTACTTTTTGAGCTCAGTCAGCACGACTTCGGTCCGGTTCACTTGCGACGCGCCGGAGCCGCCGGTCCCGGTGTGAGCGAGCCGGTAAGTGTGCGCGCCAGCGCCGGGCTGGTGCGCGAACGGGAAACTCAATCCGGTGCCGCCCCAGGACGCAGGACACCAAATCGCGCCCTGCGTGATCACGGTCCCATCGCAATAGAGCTTGAAGACCGTTCCGGCGGGCGCGTTGGTCGTCGTCGCGAGCTCGCCGTACACGTCGATCAGGTGCGTCCCGCCGTAGCTCGTGTAGTTGAACGTGAGGTCATTCACCTCGACGTTGACCGTGTTCGTCACCGCGCCGCCGGGCGTGACCAGCGTCGCCGTCACCGCGCCGCCGATGATCATGTTCGCGGTGATCGTGTTGGCCTTGATGTCGTCGGCTTGGAAGTTGGTCGCGATCACCTTGTTGCCGACCACCGCCAGCGGGAAGACGTTCGACGAGCCGTCCGAGAAGCCGATCTCGTTGGCGATGAAGGCGATGCTCGATCCACCGCCCCCGGACGCCAGTTTCATCCCGGCGACATGACCGCCCGCATCGACCGAAAGGACGTACTGCGCATTCAGGCCGTTCACGGACGATTGCAGGGTGGTGATCGAGGCCGTGTGACCGTTGAGGGTCGTGTTGATGTTGGTGATCTGCGTCGCTTGCGCGCTGTCGGCGTTCGCCCGCGTCGTCTGTTCGGTCGTGATCGCGGCGGTGTTGTTGTCGACCTTGGTTTGCAGGCTGGTCCGGTACTGCCCCCAGGTCGTCGTCGGGTCGGCGAAAAGGGTCGTGTCGCTCATCTGGAACGTCGAGCCGTTCGGCAGGAGCGTCCCGACGAGGTCGATCCGGGTCTTCGAGTAGTTGGCGCTATCGGCGACGGGCAGGAGGTCTTGCGCCGTCTGCGCAGCCTGATCCGACGTTTGCTGGCCGAGGTCGGTCGTCTGGTTAAGCTGATCGACGAGCTCTTGCGGGGTCATCCCGCCGATGGTCGTCACCCCGCCGGAGACGAGCGTCCCCACCGTCACGAGCCCGAGATCGAGCCCGGTGATCCCCTCGACCTGACGCACGGTTTTGTAGCGGACGCGGACGTTGTAGGTCGCGCCGGGCATCACCGCCCTGATCTCGATCCGCGTCGCGTTCGCGGGCGCGGTGGTGGTCATCCAGTCGCCGAAGGTCGGCGTCGTATCGAGCTCCAAGCGGATGTCGACCAGCACGCTCGACACGTTCGGATCGTCGACGTGGCCGGTGACGATGATCGCCGGGACTTGGCTTCCGTCGAGCCCGGTGAGGATGCCGCCGGTCGCGGACCATGAGCCGGTGTCGGGATCGAACACCTTCGTCGGGTCGGACGGCGTCAGGCTCGGGATCGGCGGCGGGCTCGGGTCGCGCCCCAGCGCGAAGGCGTGCTTGCTCGGCGTCTCGCTGCGACAGGTGAGCGTCACCTGTCCGTTGACCGGGTCGATGGCGCGTTGCTCGATCAGGAGCTCTTGCCCCGACATCCCAAATTCGGGCTCGGTGATCGCGATCACGTCCCCCGGCTGCAACGCGCCCCAGCGCGCCGAGACTGGCAGGGTCATCGGCTCAAATTCGCGCGCGTCGACGATGTCGTAACAGGCGAGCTCGGCGGCTTGCTTCGGGTCCTGCACGAGCGCGTAGGTCCCGCCCTTACTGCGGAGCTCGCCGTCCGCCGTCACATAGCTGTCGACCGTCACCGCGCCCGCCGGAACCATCTCCCAGCCGTGATCTTCGCTGCGGTACGTCGGGATAATCTGGTTGAAGCGATCCTTCCGGCCCTTGCTGCCGGTGATCGACGCCTCGCCGATCAGGTCGAGGCCGCTCAGCGTCGCGATCACCGTGCGCGGCGTGCGCACGACGCAGGACAGCTTGCCGCCCATCTTGATCGGCTCGCCGCCGCCCGCCTGCAACATCGTCGTGAGCACCGACCACTTGGGATCGGTCGACAGGATTTCGCCGCCGATAGTCCAGCCGTTGCTCTCGCAGACGCCCGCGCCCTCAGCGAACGCCGACAGGTCGATGGTGTCGAGCGGCGCGCCGATGCCGAAGGTCAGCTTGCCGTTGTCGCGCCGACCGATGGCGAACGTGATCGCTTGCAGGAACGGATTGTCGTAGCCGACATTCGACCACGTCGCTTCGTCGTCGCTGCGCTGCGGTCCGGAGCCGCCAGCGACCGAGCTATCCTTGCGCGGGTCATAGACCGGCGGGCCGCGCACAACCCACATGGGCTTCGGGATGCCAGCCGGGAACGCGCTCGACGCATAGATCAGCGACCACCACGCGCAGGCGACGCCGCTCGTCAGGTGATCCGGCGTCCACTCCGGCGCGAGGTTCGCCGGGAAGCCGGGCGGCTGCATATAGGCGGGCTCGGGCTTCAAGCCGAACGTCCACCGGATGTCCATCGCGCCGCCGTAGGGGCTCGGGCCGGTGATGTCGCCGCCGCTCGTGTTTCCGTCGCCGTTCATCGTGCAAAGCTGATCGTTGCACGTCAGGCTTTCGAGCTTGTCGATCGGTCCCGCGCTGAGCGCGATCAGGTAATACAGGTGGCTGTTCTTGTCGGCCTGTCCGGTCGTGTTGGCGTGGATGATCTTCCCCGCCGTGCCGGTCCGCCCGAGCGCAAGCGGAATGCCCGCGCTGGGGTCGGCTTGGAACGTGACCTGTGTCCCGGCTGCGCCCTGGCCCACCTTGGGGCCGGGTCGTAACGCCGTCGACGCAAAAAGCGCCACGGTCCCCCATGCTGATGCCGCTGCCATGAGCCCGCCAGTCCCCAGCAGGACACCAACGAAATTCGGAATGACCATGATCGCGTTCGCCGCGATGGCCGCGAGCGTGCCGCTCCCGAGCGCGACGCCGACCGTGCCCGCGATGGCCGCAGCCGCGTCGATGATCGCGAAGCCTATCGCCGCTACCGGAGGCATGGCTTGACGCTCCATGCGGCGAGTGCGTGGCGGAAGCTCGTGCCGAGAACGGCGCATCCGCTGAGATTGACCTCCGGGTGAAAGCCGAGAACGCGCCCGTTGCCGAGCGCGACTGTCAGCGCGTCCCAGCCCTCCGGACCGGGGAACGTGATCAGGTCGCAGGGGAGCGCGCCGAGCGGCGCGATCCGCGCCAGTCCGTCAACGCTGTCGAGCGCGTCAGCCATCGAGCTCATGCCCTGCGATTTCAGTGCGGTGAGCGCCGCGCGCTCGGTCTTGTAGGACCCGAAGCGCGACAGGCGCGGCTTGTAACCGGCCTCGCTCAGAACGAACGCCGCGAGCCGTGCGCAGTCGGTCTTTCCCCAGACGAACGGCGCACCGCGAAACTTGTCGAGCGCCGCCTGTGCGATCTCGACGCGCCGCACCATGACCGGCTGCGGGCGGTCGCTCGGCGGGTCAAGTCGGGGGACGAACATACAGGCTGTCCTTGACCACCGCCGGAACGGGCAAGTCCTGGCCCCACGGAAGCTGGCGCGTGACGTCGGTCACGAACTCGAAGCCGGTTTCCCCAGGCCATGCATTCTGGTGGTAGGCGTTCGTCAGGCGCACGGCGTCGTCGTTGTCGAACAGGCGTTCCCACACCGAGACGCAGTCGAGCGCGACCGTGCGCGTGCCCTTGCCGACCACCAGCACGCCTTGATCGACGTCGCCGGAGAAGATCAGCACCGGCTCGTCGATGTTCGCGCCGGTCGCCGGGTTGAGCGCCGCCATCCAGAGAAGCACCGACTGGCCTTGCATGTCCTGCGCCGCCAGCGTCGACGCCGCGTCGACGGTCTTCGGATTGATCGTCACGCGCAGCGATGGCGCTTGGTCGCCCATGCCGTCCGTGACCGGGTCGAGCGCCGCGAGCACGCCATACGTCGGGTCGTCGCCGACGAACACCTTCCCGTCGACGGTGAACTCGCCGGAGCCTGCCAGCAGCCGCAGCCAGCTTCCATCGGTGAGCGCGACCTCGACGCCGACGAAAAGCAGGATCGCAGGGCCGTCGAATTGCCCCCGGAATGTCGCGTCGTTCGCCATCGTCACGCGCTCTCGGTGATCGTGAAGCTGTGGCCGACGAAGCGGAAAAACTCGACGTCCCACGACGGCGGGTCGTCGGGGAAGCCTTCGAGGATCGGCGCGACGAACTCCATCGGCGCGGCGTTCATCGCCGTGCGCAGGAGCGGGCTGACGGTGATCACGTTCGACGCCACCTTGGTAACGAGATGCAGGTAGTGCCGCCCGTTCGCGACGAACGAGAACCAGGCCCCGACGACCGGGATCGAGCCCGCCACGGTGACGGTCGCGGTGCCCGCTGAGCCGGTGCCGCTGACGCCGGTCAATGTCCGCATGTCGGGGATCGTCTGCGGCATCATGAGCCCGACCGTGTCGCCGACCGCGTCAGCTTGCAGCGACGTCGACAGCCACTCAGCGGCGCAATCGGCGTCGAGCGTCGGGAGCCCGATCTCGGCGGCGTAGCGCGTGCCGGGCCGGGTGATCCGCTGCGTCGGCCCGCCGAGCGACGACACGAGATCACCGCCGAAGCGCACGAGCTTCGGCTTGACGGTCGCGCCGCGTGGCAGGGTCGGAAACTGGATCATCGCCCGAGGCTCCGACCGTTCTGGCGCGCGAGCTCCATCGGCACGCCGGTTCGGCTCGTCGAGACAGCCGTCAGCCCGGCGCGCGCGGCGGTCTGATCAGCGTAGGCCATCATCGTTCGCGCAGCCTGTTCCCAGATGACCGCGCCGCGATTGTCGAAAACGATGGTCGGCTGTCCCGCACCCCCGCCGCTGAGCCCGACTTGCCGAAGCTGGCTATTCGAGAACACCCGAGAGCCGCCGGGGAGGCTGACGAGCTCCGGACCCGCTTCACCCACGAGCGCCAGCCCGCCAGCCGCGCCCGTCAGGTCGCCCGCCGCGTGGCCGGTGATCAGCGACGACAGGAACGATGCGGCGGGCTTGGTGATCGTTTGCTCGACGAAGGACTGGATCATGTCCTCGGCGATCTTCTGGAAGATCGACTTGGCGACGTCCGTCAGCTTGCCGCCCTCGACGACAGCCTTCGCGAACCCCGACGCGAGATCGTTCAAGCCGCCGACCGCCCATTCCTGCATGGCGTCGTCGACGCTCTTGATCCCGTCGACGTATTTTTGGAGCGGCGTCTCCAACGACTTGTTGAGCGCCGTGGTCTGGTCGCTCTGTTTCTGGCCGAGCAAGTCGCGCGCCTGCTGCGCACGGTCGACGGCCTGCTGCAACGGGTCGATGGCGTCGGCGCTCGCGCCCATCTGGTTCGCGAAGTCGAGCCGGTCCTGCGCCTCTTTCAGCTTCGCGTCGGCGAGCGTCCGGTCGGCGAGTTGTTGCTCCTGCAACGCGAGCCGCTCGTAGGTCGCGCGATCCTTCGCCGTCGTCGTGAGATCAGCCAGCGCCGTCAGGTGCTCGGCGTCGGCGTTGAGCGCGTTCGCCTGCATGTCGGCGATGGTCTGTTCGCGCGCGACGTTGGCGTCGAGGATTTGAGTAAGTAGCTGTTTGTCCAGTAGGATTTTCTTGTCGTTGGCGATGATCTCGTCGTTGACCTTCGCGGCGGCGAGCTCCTTCAACTGCGCATCGGCCTGCTTATCGAGGCCCTTTTTCTGAGCCTCCTTCACCTTGTTGATCTGCGCGTCGATGTCGCCTTTCTGCTTGGTGAGCTCGGCGTCGACGGCGGCTTTTTCCAGCCGGTTCCGCTCCGTCAGGCTGTCGGTCAACGACGCCTGCGCATCGGCGAGGCCCTTCAAGCTCGACTGGTACGCGTCGAGCGCCGACTTGGTGAGCGCGTTCGTTTCGTCCTGCGGCCCGCGCTTCGTCTTCGGCACGGTCGGCGGGACGATGACCTGAGCCTTCGCCGCCGCTGCGTCGGCTGCGCGCCGGTTGCTCTCGCGGGCGTTGGCGTCGCCGATCTCGTTGCCGAGCTTGTCGATCTCAGCTTGCGCGCGCTGGATGATCGCGAGGTCGACGGGGCTGCGCTCCCAGCCGTAGTTCTGTTTGACCTGGGCGATTTGCTCCGTGAGCTTGTTGATCTTGATCCCAGGCGCTTCGGTGTTGGTGATCACCGCCATGAAGTGCAGGAACGCCGCCGTCACGTCGTTGAAGGCGGTTTTGATCGCGATCAGCGTGTCGGCGTACTGGACGAAGGTCGACGTCTTCTGAGCCTGCATCACGGCGTCGAGCGCCTTCAATTTCTCCTGGGCCTTCTGCGCGGCTTCGATGGTGCTGGCCTTGATCACGACGCCAGCCCGGTCGGCTTCGCCTGCGAGCTCGTTGAACCCATCCGCGCCGAGTTTCAGGAGCGGCAAGAGCTCCTCGATCCCGAGCTTCTTGGCGATGGCGGCTTGCTCGGCGGCGCTGCCCGCATTCTTGATCCGGTCGGCGATCAGCGGGAACAGGTCTTCGAGGTCGTGGTAGCTGCGAAGCTGGTCGGGCGTGATCTTCAACGCGTCGGCGAAGACGACCGCCAGTTGCTTCGCGCGCGGCAGGTTGCCCTGCACCGCACCGACTGAGGCGTTGAGCGCTTTCAGCGCATTGTCCGCCGCGCCGACATCGACCTCCGTCTCCTTGGCGGCGAAGTTGAATTTCTGGATGAAATCGGTCGAGACGCCGACCGTCGTCGCGAGCTTGCCGATCCCGGCGGCGTCTTCGATGGCCTTGTTCGTTTGCTCCATCGCGATCCCGAACGCGCCGACGCCGACCGCCGCCGCCGCGCCGATGGGGCCGAGCGCACCGAGCGAAGCGCCGAAGACCGGGATCGAGCGCGCAGCCTCGCCGACGTGCTCGACGAAGCTGTCGAGGCCCTTCTCAGCCGCGCCGAAAAGGCCCTTGCCCGCCCATGCGCTCTCGACGTCTTTCGCCGCCTGCTTGTTGCGGGCGATGGCTTTGTCGAGCTTGTCGTTCAACGCCTGAAAGTTGGCATCGAAGACGACCACGAGCCGATCAATTTCCGTGCTCATCGCGCGTACTTCTCGATCATCGCCTCATGCTCCTCGGGTGTCGGAGCACCGGCACCATCGGGCGGGCTGTTCGCTGCGATCCAGCCGTCGCGGACGGCGAGAAATTCCCAGAACGACATCGCGTCGATCTGCGTCGGCGTGAACCCCATCACGCCGCCCGCTCCGTAGTAGTAGGCGAACCGGAGTTTTCCTCGGGGGAGGCCGCCGTGCTCGTTGTCGTTTGCGGCTCCCCCTCGCGCTCCCCCACAGGTTCGTCCTCGGGACCGCTGAGCGACACGAGAACGATTTCGAGGGCGAGAGCGAGGTTCTCCAAGAGCGGGCGCTCGTCGTGGAGCTCGCGCACGATCCGCCCGGCGCTGGTCGGGTCGAGCCCGCCGCCGGTCAGGCCGCGATAGAGCACTTCGCGCACGTCGTCGACGCGCCAGCGACCGACACCGCCCGCCGCCAAGAGCTCGATAAAATTCGCGCCCGGCATCGTGCGACGAACCGCCGCCCAAGCTGCCAAGCGCTGCGCGATCTCACCGGGACCGGCGTCGCACGTCTCTTGGATTTTGCGCCACTCGCTGATCCCCAGGCGGAAGGTGCGCTCCTCGCTGCCCCATTGCCTGACGAGCGTGGCGTTACGGCTCACGGACCGACAGCCGTCACGGTCACTTCGCCGTCCGACACCATCGCGAGCGTCGCCTCCATCTTGTTGCCCCGGTCGCCTGTGATCTCGAACGAGGTCAGGTGGAACGGGCCAGCGAAGACGACGCCGCCATCGGTCGCGGGGACGTCGACGGTGATCTGGCAGTTTCGCGACAGCGGGTCGGCCAAGTAGTCGGCGAAGACTTGAACATCGGGCGTGTTGAGGATGCCCGCGCCCGCCAGCGTGTAGCTGAGCGACACCTTCTCGCGAGCGAGCCAGCCGAGCGCGTCGGGGTCGTCGCAATCGGGGATGTTGAAGTCGTTGGTCGCGGCGTCGCCCTTGATCGAGCGGGCTGCGTTCACGGTGCAATACGCCGTGAAGACCTCCGGCGAGCCACCGTCGCCGATGGCGATCAGGAGCTTAACACCACGCGCATATTTCACAGGGTTAGGCGTAGCCATAGCGAGGGCCTCCGTGGGGGTTCGGGCTGTCGAGGAGGGCGGTCGCGCGACCGGGATCAGTCGAGGGCGGTCAGCGCGTAATGGAAGGTCAGGACGGCGTGCGTTGAGCCGTCCGGATCGGTCAGGTGCCGAGTGTCGACGAACAACGCCAAGACGACGTCGAAGCCATCGACCTCGAAGGCGTCATCGGTCAGCACGTCGCGGATGATGCCCGCCATCGAGCGCGCGAGTTGGACGCTCGGCGGGTCGGGTCGGGTCCAGACGTGCACGACGGCGTAAAGCTCGGAGCCGGAGGCGCAATCGGTGCTGTCTTCGAGCACCTGATCGTCGCCGATCCGGATGTATGGGAGCGGCGCGTTCTGCGGCACGGTGCCGTAGATGCGCGCGCGGTGATCGCTCCATAGGTTCGCGAGCTCGACCGACGACCGGAGCGCGGCGTCCTGCGCCGTGTGGTACGCAGCCGCCGGGTCGGCCATCGGTCAATCTCCGGTCGACGTGATGCCGGTCGCGGCGATGGTCTTGATCATCGCATTCCCGGCTCGCCGCACCCGCCCGCGCCAGCGCTTCGACTGCACACGCTTCGCCGGATACCAGTACGGCTTGGCCGGAACGTGCCCGCCGCCTCTGTCGCGGTGGCCCGCTTCGAGGTGCATCGGGTATTTGTGCTCGGCGTCGCCAATCGACACGCCGACGCCGGTCGCGCCGAAGTCCTCTTTTTTCAGGCTGTCGACGAGGTGCCCGTTCGGGCCTTCGCCGCGCGGAATGATGCTGCGCACGAGGTCCATGAACTCGTCGGCGTTCTTGACGTTCGCGTCCTTGATCTTCTCGGCGAACGCCTGACTTCCGAGTTTCAGGAGCTTCGCCTGCAAGCTCTCGAAACCGATCACCTTGGCGCTGATCCCGACAAAGGCTGTCGTGCCGACGATCTTCGCGCCGCCTGCGAGTGAGGTCATGGCGGGGTGTCTCCGGCGCGGCTGCGGATGGCAAAAATGCTGACGACGGCCATCGTCTCGTCGACCGACATCACGGTGATGTCGAAGGCCCAGCCGAGCCAGACGACGCGCCAGTCGGTGTCGATGGTCGCGGTGTTGAGATCGAGCCGCATCGTGATCTCAATCGGCTGCACCCCGACCCGGCGCTCGTCGCTGATAATCTCGCCTTGCTGAGCTCGCCGGATCGGCTGCGCGAGCACGCGCGCCGCAGCGGTGAAGACGTCAGCCCACGCGCCGAGCGGGTCGCCGTTGGCGTCGAGGGCGCGTTGCTGCAACGTCACCGACTGGCGAAGCGTGCCAGCGAGCGCGGGCTGGCGCTTCTGCAACACGGCTCAGTCCTCAGACTTCCGATGCGGTGCGTCGATCTCCTCGGCGTCGCCGTTGGCGATCAGGAGCTCGGCCCATTCTCGCTTGACGGTGTGCTCGCCGCCTTTCTTGAACTGGACGGCGATCTTCGCCGTGTCAGGCGGCACGAGCCGTCGATCTCGCAGGACGCGAATGCGCATGGCGAAGCCCTCAAATGAGATCGGAAAAAGTTACGCGAGCGCCGGGTCGCGGTAGCGTTCCAACACCCGGCACATTTGATCGGACAGGAGCTCGTCGCCGGGCGTGCGCCCGTCATAGAGCGCCGTCAGGATGGTCAACACGACGCCTTGGATCATGACCGGCGCGCTCGTGCTGTCCCAAGGCGATTGCGGCACGCGCAGCGGCGGCGGCGGGATCATCGGCGGCGGACCGAAGTCACCACCCCAGCCGACGCCAGGAGCCCAGCCTCCGCCCCACCAGTCGCCACCCCCGCCGACGTCGCCGCTGTCGTCGAGCGGGTTCACCATCGGATTGTCGGTGACGTAGTTCGCCGCGCCAGGAGCCTTGATGTAGTCGACGACGATGTCGCTCGCTTGCTCGGCTTTGAACATCACGTCGGCGAGCTCGTCGGTTGAGATCGCCGCCGACGAGAGGCGCAATTGCCGGAGCGCTTGGTCCTGGGTGACGAGCAAGGTCATTTCGCAGCCCTCGGCTGCGGCCCGGCGAAGTCTTTCCCGTCGCGGCCTCGCTTGACAGCGAGCGTCCACGCGCCCTCGGTTTCGCCGGGCCGCGCCCGCGTCGGCTGTCCGCATATCCAGACCGAGCCGCCGAAGGTCACAGCGTCGCCGCGCACATAGTCCGTGTCGGGCTGGTACACCCCGCGATAGATCATGACCGGGAAGCCGAGCTCGAAGCTGAGCGCGTCGTCGCCACGCGCGAACTTGACCAGCACCGTGCGCCCGTCGTCGCCGATTTCGAGGTCGAGATCGTCGAAGCCCAACCCGGCGGGGCCGATAGCGCCGTCGAGCCCATCGCGCCCGTTGACGCCGTCTTTCCCGTCGAGCCCGACGACGCGTCCGACCGGATGGCTCGATCCGTCTGCGAAGACGAGCACGAGCTCGCCGGAGTTGTTGATCAGCCCTTCGGTGATCGCCCGGCCTTCAATGCCATCCAGGCGGGCCAGGAGAGCCGCGTGGGCGGCTTCGACGATGTCGGCGGTAGCATCGACGCCCGGCGGGCCTTGCGGTCCCTGTGGGCCGATTATCGGGCCGATCTCGCGTGTCGTGCCATCGCCGAGCGTCAGCATGAGAACGCCGTCCGTCAGCACCGCGTCGATCAGCGCGCGCCCGTCGAGCTCGTCGATGCGGCTCTCCAAGAGCACGAGCGCCGCCGGATCAGCGTCCGCGCCACGCTCGCCAGCGACGCCGTCAGCGCCCGCCGGTCCCGGCTCGCCGTCAGCGCCACGCTCACCGGCTGGCCCTTGGGGTCCTGGCGCTCCGTCAGCGCCAACGAGCCCGACGACCGGCCCCAGGTTGCGGATCGAGCCGTCGCCGAAAGTCAGCACGAGCGCGCCGCTCCGGTCGATCAGCGCCTCGCGCACTGTGCCCGCCAGGAGCTTCGTCGTCAGGTCGCGTTCAAGGCGTGTAAACATGGGCTGGATCATCGCGCCAAGGCGTTCGCCCATCTGCGCGACGAGCGTGTCGAGCTCACGCATCGAGAGCCTCCGTCAAGCTCGCCTCGAAGATGTCTAGCAGGCGCTTCGAGGCGGCGGGGTCCGGCGGTTCGTTGTCGCCGGTCGCGTCGCCGGATGGATCGGCGGGCGGCTGATCTTGCGAGCCGGGCGGCTTCGGCGCGGCGGGCGTCGAGCTCGCGAACGGGTCGGCCTTCGCGTCGCGTTTCGCCAGCGCTGCGAGGCTGAAATTTTGTTGCTGCGCGAGCGGGCTGTCGCCGCCCTCGACCGGCGGGAGGTCGAGCTTCGCGCGCGCTTCGTTCGGGGCCATGATTGCGCCCTTCACGCCCTCCATGAGCGTCGTCATCTGCGTGACCGTGTCCATGCGCAGCAGGTTGTCGATGTCGAACTCGACGTCGTAACCGGCGGGCATTTCGAGCCCTTCGGACAGGCAGAGCTCAGCCGCCTCGATCAGCGATTGGAGGCACTGGCTGTAATACTCGACGTTGAGGCTCTGGATGTTGTTGTAGGTCGGCATCGTGCCGACGCCGATCTTGTAGGGCGGGACGTGGAACACCGAGCACACGACGTCGGCGGTCCACTTCAATTGCTCGATCAGTTGGCCCTCGACCGCCGTCAGGCTCATGCGCTCGTATTTCAGCCCGTCGCCCAGCACCGCGACACGACCGGCGTTCTCGCCTGAGAAGTTTTGCTCCCAGGCGTCTTTCAGCCGCAGCGCAGTCGCGTCGCTGATCGCGCCCGGCGCGGTGAGCACGCCGCCCGGCTGCGAGGCGTTCGCGAAAAACTTCGCCGACTGGCGCTGGATCGCCATCCCCTGCGACGCTGAGTAAGCCGCCGCCCACACGGGCGAGGTCCCGATCAGCGGGTGGTAAATGCAATTGAAGCGGTCGTGGATGATCTCGCGCGCCGGGATGACGACCGCGTCCTCGATCTGGTTCAAGCGGCTTCCGGCGACGGAATAGAACACCGACCCGTCGCCCGCGACGAGCGGGTGCGTCAGGTCCGGATTGAGCACCAAGAGCCCGACGACCACGTTGCGGTTGTCGCGGATTTTCAGGACGTAGGCGTTGCCGCGCGTCAGCTTCGAGAGCATCCAGCTTTCCCAGAACTGGATACGGTTCTGGTAGCTATTCGGGCGACGCAGCACAGGCGAGTAGGCCGGGCTGGTCGTCTCGGTGCAAATGCCGTCGTCGTCTTCCTCGATCAGCTTCACGCCGAGCTTGGCGACGTCCTGCGCGATCAGCGTCACGCACGCATAGACCGCGAAATAAGTGAGGATCGTCTCGCGATCCAAGACGATGTTTTGCTGCCACGCGCCAGGGAAGCTCTCGAAGACGCGCAGCCAGCCGCCACCGCCACGACCGGGTGTGATCGTCCCTGCGGTCGACAGCGATCCGGCGCTCGCGGGCGCAGCCTCCGGCGGGCGCGTTCGCAGGAAGGGGAGCCGCATCTAGCGCCCCTTGGGCTTCGGCGTCGGCTTCGAGATCGGCTCGGGATCAGGCGTCGGCGCGCGCCCAGGCTTCACGTCTTCCGTGCTCATGCCGCCGACGCCATGCGACGACGGCTCGGGCTTCGGCTCGGGCTTCGGAGCTTGTTGCTCCGGCTCGTGCTCGACGTGCGCCTTCGGTGTCGGCGCTGGGGTCGGCTTCGGTTTCGGGGGGTCGAGCTTGTCGGCAAGGCCCGCGTAACGGGGGTCCTTCCGAAGCGCCGCGACAAAGCGTTGATCGCGCGTGCTGAGCGCGCGGGTCGGATACTGCGGCATGGCTGGCTCCGTGGCTGAGAAGGGAGCCCGGCGGGAGGCGATCTCCCGCCGGGACAGCTACCGTCAGACGGCCCAGAGGACGCCAGTCAGCACGACCGCAGCTTGCGGGCGCGCCTTCGTCCAGTTGATCGTCCGCTCTGCCAGGATCGCGACGCTGTTCGTCTGGAACATCGACACCATCGAAGCCGCCGGGGTCGGCGTGTGAGCATCGCCAATCGGGTTGTCGAGCATTTCGAGCGACGCCTCCTCGGACATCGCCACGCCGAACCCGCCTTCGTCCGCGAGATAGATTTGCGGCGCGTTGACCAGCACCACCGTATCGGCGGGGACATAGTCGCTCGCGATCACCGGGAAGCCGACGAACGTGCCACCATTCGGCGTGACACCGGGGAACTCCGGCGCACCCGTGATCGTCACCATCAAGGCGAGTTGCAGCGCGAGCGTGGTCGGCATGATCCACACCCCGCCGATCAGCGGGTTGTTGCCCGCCCGGTAGGCTGCGAACACCGCCGCGATGTCGGCGCGCACCGCCGCCGCGTCCGTGCCGCTCGACGGGATACCGACGACGCCGTTGGTGATCGACGCCGGGCTGACGCCCGCCACCGCCACTTTCGCCGGGTCGATAAAGTCGATGTCGAGCCGTTCGCGCAGAGCCGAGACGAGCCCGTTGCGGATCAACTGGTCGGCGCTCGGCGAGCTATCGCGAATGAGCTCCTTGGTCGCCACGGCGATGTTCGCGACTTTGAGCTCCGTCAGTTGCGTGCGGCTGAAATCGAACTTGGTCAGCGGCTTCGCCTTGCCCTCACCAACCCAGTAACCGGCACCGCCGGTCGTCTGTGCGCCGAGCGGGGTCCGGAAGGGAACCGCCTGCAACGACGGGACGCCATCGTTGCCGAACTTGCCGATGATCGTCGTCGGACGCAGGAACTCCAAGAACGCCGCGAACGCGAGCCCGGCGGGGCCGACCAGCGGACCGGCCCACGTCGGGTCGGTCGAGTTGCCGCCCGCGACCGCCGCCTTGATCATCTCCGGAAGGAGCGCGTCGTTCGGATACATTTCCGTGGCGAACTCGGACGCCTTCTTTTCGCCGCGCGACATGCGGCCAAGCACGATGCACTTGGCGAGACGTGCGACGTGGAGCGAGGGGTCGATCCGATCCAGCGACCGCACGACCGGCTCGATCCGGTTGCCCTCGATCACCGGAGCGATCTTCCCGACTTCGGAGGCTGCGGTGCGAGCGACCGTCGTCGCCGTCGACGCCTGCGCCGTTTCGAGGCTGCGCAGCCGGGTCAGGTGGTTGTCGATGGCCTTCACCTCGGCGTCGAGCTCGTCGTATTCCTCGGTTTCGGACGCATCGAGGGTTTCGTTCCGCTCGGAGGCGTCGTCCATGATCTCGACCATGCGAGCCGCCTTGGTGGCGCGGGTCGCGTTGAAGCTTTCGATTTGCTGAGAAGCGGTGCGCGGCATAGCTGCGCCCTTTCGTGTCTTGGGTTGCGTTGAGCCCGAGACGCCGGGAGGGGTGAGCTTGACGACGGGCACGCCTGACGCGGCGGGGAGCCCGACGTCGAAAGATCGAATGTTGGTGATCGTCGCGTCGGCGTTGGCCGGGACGCTCACCGCCGAGAGCTCCAAGATTTCGGTGGCCGTGAAGCGCAGCCCGCCGGTCCCCGGAATGCTTTCCATGCCGTCTTTCAGGACACGGAAGCCGATGGAGACGGCGCGCACGAGCCCGGCCTTGATCTCGCCCCAGGCCGTGTCGACGCGGTCTTTCAGCGGGCCGGGATCGGTGATCTTGGGGATGGTCGCGACGAACTCGATCCCTTCGTCGGTCGCCTTTTTCAGCCGCACCGTGCCGATGGGTTCGTCGCTAGTGTGCTGGTGGAGAAGCGGGAGCGGGTTTTTGAATTTCGCGCCCTTCGGTTCGACGACATCGCCGAGCCGATCTGGCGTGGGCGTGGTCGCCCAGCCCTCGAAAGTGCGCTGATCTTCGCCGTCTGTGACGGCGCGCACTTCGAGCATCGCATATGCGCGTTGCATAGCGACCTCCGTTGTCGGAGCGCCCAGGCGCGGGCTGCGGGTTGAAGGGGTGTCCGGTCGACTAAGTGACCGGCATGCGCTGCAAGATCAGCACGAGGCCGATCACCAGCGCGGCGACCGGGATCGCCCATTTCGCCCAGGTCAAACCGGGCGGAAAGGGGATCTGATAAGCGATGGCGCAGACGATCCCGACGACGATCAAAACGACGATGGCGAAGACCAGCAGGGACATGGTCGAGCCTCCGGTTAGAGGAACAACATCCGATATTCTTTTTCGCCGTCCGGACCGCGCTCGCGATCTTTCAGCCCGAGCGCCATCGCCAGCGCGACCGCGCCGTCGATCCGGAACCGCGCCTTGCTCTTGTCGATCTTCCGCCCGCCTGCGGGGTCGGTGATCGCAATCGCGTTGCCCATGTTCCACGTCAGGATCGGGTTGCCGTCGTGCACGAGCGAGCCGTGCAGGATCGCCGTTTCCAGCGCGTCGATGGCTGGGCTCATGTCCTTGAAGCCCTGACCCCACGACACGAGCCGCAGCCCGTCGCCCTTCTCGTCGGATTTGTGCGCGGTGAGCCCGACGCCGTCGAACTCGCGAAGTAGGTTCTGGATGCCCCATCGGTCGTAGGCGAGGCCGACCACGTCGTACTCGTCGCAGAGCTCGGCGATCTTCTGCGCGACAGCGCGCGGATGGATCGAGCGACCGGGTATCGCCGTGAGCCACTTCTCAGCCGCCCAGAGCGCGTAAGGCACGCGGTCGCGGCGCTCGTGGTCGTCGACATAGTCGGCGGGCTTCCAGAACCACCCACGCGCTCGGCTGCCGTTCTCGACGCTGACGCCGATCAGCGCGGTGAGGTCGGTCTTCGCCGACAGGTCGAGCGCCAGATAAATCTTCTCCCCAGGCTCCCAGGCGACGTCGCCTTTGCACGCCATCCAGTCGCGGCGCGAGATCAGCACCGCCGAAGGGCTGACGCGCTGGTTGAGATACAGGTTGCGGACCTTCGGCTCCTCGGCGGGGAGCCGCTTCGCTTTCGCCATCGACGATGCGAGCTCGTCGAGCGACCGGAAATCGCCGAGCGCCGGGTTCGCTGCGCGCCACGCGCTTTCGTCCATCAAGTCGCAGTCTTCCGGCGCGGCGTACAGGTGGCACACCGTCGTCGGATCAGCGCCGCTCAGCCCGTCGTCGATCAGCTTCGACAGGATATGCTCGGGATCGTTCGACTGCGTCGAGATCGCCAGGAAAAGCGGCTCGTGGCGCGCGCCCATCGACGTGTCGAGCACGTCGTACAGGTCGCGGTTTCGAGCCTGCGCGAGCTCGTCGAAGATGACGAAGGTCGGATTGAGGCCGTGCTTCGTGCCGACCTCTGCGCTGAGCGCGCGATAGAAACTCCCGTTGCCGAAACAGACGATGGTCTTGGTCGACGGAACGACGCGAAGCCGGGTGATCAACTCCGGTTCGACCTCGACCATCTGGCGGGCCATCTTGAAGACTTGCGCCGCCTGTTCGCGGTCGTTCGCGGCGCTGTAAATCTCACCGTTGCGCTCGGCTTCGGGGCCGACGAGGTGAACCAGCACGAGCGCCGCCGCCAGAAGGGTCTTCCCATTCTTGCGCCCCAGCGAGAACACCGCGCGACGCACGAGACGACCGCCGTCCTCGTACTGCGGCGCGTACACGTCGAAGATAAACCGGCGCTGCCACGGTCGCAGGCGAACGTACTCGCCGACGCCCTGGCCTGACGGGACCGTCAGCCTTTCGATGAACGCGCAGACGCGCTCGGCGCGGGCGGTGTTACCAGTCGAAGCTGCGCGCCGCCGAGGAGCCCGGCGAACTTTCCGCCGTCCGGTTCCTCCCCGAGCGTCAGCCGCGATCTTGCGCTTGGCGACATCCCAAGGCGATCTGCGGCTCGCAGAATGATCTCGGCCTGTTTCGCCGCCACCGCGAGGCTCGGGTGAGCGATCTTCTGCCCGGTGCTCCCGACCGATGTCATCCCCTCGCGCGCCACTTGCGCGATGCTGTTTCGGAACAGGACCCATGCAATCGCGAACACCGCGAGGACCGGCGCGTCTGCCGACGTGTAAACGCCGTCAGGCATCGCAGCGACGGCGCGATCCCATTCCTTCGCCGCCTCTCCGGTGACGAAGTCGGGCTTCACGCACGCGCCGGTCGGCTGCGGTTCCTTTTCGTTGAGCGGGCGACGCCCCGCGTTGCCTTCAAGCCGCTTGATCAGCGTCGGCTTGGGTGTGCGTCCGCGAGCCATGCCTGTCGGGCTTTCGATGCGCCTCGCGGATGATCTGGACAGCCGCCGAAGGCCAGTAAACCGAGTGGTGAATGCGCGCCTTACTCTCGAAGTAGTAGAGCCCCGAAACCTTCACCGCCGAAGGACAGAACATCACGGAATAGAAGGTTTTAAGGTAAGTGCCGGTGTCGAGATAAAGCTCGGTCATCCCGCCGGGATTGGTCTGCGTCTGCGACTGGATCACTTCGATGCGCGGGATCGTCAGGAACACCCCGCCGAGGCGCGACAGGCTGGTGTAGGTGTTGACGTCTTCGTTGACCCTGCCGACGAACGCGAACGGTCGTTCGACGTCGCACAGGAACGTGTTCATGGCCTTGCGCAGCGTGACCCCGCCGGGTCCGGAAATGTGGTCGCCGCCCTGCGACATGGCGATGGAGTGGACGGTCGGGATCGTCTCGAAATAGGCGATCATCGCGTCGAGCACGAGATCGAGGCACTCGGCGCGAGCGTGCGAGCCTTCGCCGCGTCGATCCGTGCGCAGATAGAACGACGAATAGTCGTCGTCGCACTCCATGAAGTAGCGGACGCCGACGTTGCGCGCGAGCTCCCAGCACGCGTTGCGGGCATAGAACACCGAGCGGCGGTCGCCGAAGTTGTCGCCCTCGTCGAAGTCGTTGGCGATCTTCTCTTTCGAGAACACCAGCACCGCGTCGCCGAACGCTTTGCGGTACGCGTCGGCGGTGTCGTCTTCGTCGTCGATCACGATGAAAATCTTGCCGGTGTAGCCGAAGCGGCGAAGCGCCTTGAACGTGTGCACCCGGTCGGCTCGACCGTGCGTGAGGATGAACACGGCGAAGTCGTCGCGCATCACGCGGCCTCGTCTTCGAGGTCTTCCTCCGGCATGTCGTCAGCGAGCCCGGCGAGGCGCTTGTTGATGCGGACGAAGCCGTTCTCGATGGCGGCCTCGAAGTCGATGATCACCAGCGCCGACGCCTCGAAAAGCCGTTGCTGTTCGGGCGGCGCGTGCGCGTAGAAATCGGCGATCCGGTGGAAGTTGAAGGCGACGTGTCGGTCGGCTGCGGCGATCAGGAACGCGGCGATGTCTTCGGGGAGATCGGCGCTCGCTGAGATCGCGGCTTTGAGCTCGTCGGCCTTCGTCGTGTCGTATAGGTCCGCGACCGGCGGCTGTTCGCCCTTCGGCTCATAGATCGGCGCGACGAGCTTGCGGCTGTAATTCCCCCCTGGATCGTCGGGATTGAAAAGCTCGCTGAGCTCGGCTTCGTCGAAGCCGACGAGATCGAGATTGAACCCGGCGTCGGCGAGCGCGTCGAGCTCGACTTTCAGGAGCTCGTCGTCCCACCCGGCGTTGAGCGCGAGCTTGTTGTCGGCGATCACGTAGGCTCGCTTCTGGCTCTCGGTCCAACCGACTGCGGTCATCGTCGGCACGTCTTCCAGACCGAGCTTGTAAGCGGCGAGCACCCGACCGTGACCGGCGATGATCATCCCGGCTTCGTCGATCAGGATCGGGATCGTCCAACCCCACTCGCGGATGCTGGCGGCGATCTGCGCGACCTGTGCCTCGTCGTGGGTTCGGGCGTTGCGCGCATACGGCACGAGCTCGGCGACCGGACGGCGCTCGACCTTGTCGGCGGGCCACTGGATCGTCATCCGTCAGCCCTCCGAGGTGCCGGGGCAGGCGCGAAAAACCGAACCTGAATTACGCGAAATTTCAAATTGCACTGGTGGGCCCGTTGCCTTGGATGGGCCTAAACGGACCGTGATGGCCCCCCCGGCATATACCGCCCCATGAGGCGGCTCAGAACGGCGCGAAGCGGCCTGTCAGGAAGCCGAGAGCGAACGCAGCCGCGAACCAGCCGACCGCCTCCATGACGATCCTACGCGTGCTGTGCGGGCCGCTCATGGCGCGCGGTCGAGCGGCCAGCCGTCAGCATCGCAGCCGAGGGGGAGCATCGACCGTTCCTCGCGTTTCTTGTCGACGTCGTGGTGGCGCTTGCAGAGTGATTGCAGCCGTCCGTTCCAGAACAGGTCGGCATCGCCACGGTGCGGCACGATATGATCGGCGACCGTCGCGGCGACATAGACGCCGCCATCCAGGCACATACGACAGAACGGCTCCGCTTTGAGTTGAGCGCGCGACCGATGACGCCATCGCGGCGTCCAGTACCAGTGCTGGTATCGCTGAGCGTCTGTCATGAGGGGGATCAGGGCGGGCACGACCTCGCCCCATGCCCAAGTTATCCGCTTAAACCTCTGGGTGTGCAAGGTTGTGTGCACCAGGGGGTGTGTCGCTACACCCAGCAGCCACTAGCGCATGTGGTAGGCGCGGCTCAGGTTCTCTAACGATGCGACGATCATCTGGCTTTGTCGGATGGTCTGGGTGACGCCCGTCACGCGGCGCACGATGTCGCGCCAGGGGATCGGGTGATCGTCCTCAACTGTCGCCACGACGAGCGACGCCAGGAGATCGCGGTCCATAGGTCCGACCCGGCTGAGCACGCGCTCGACGCGGTTCCCAGCGCTGAGCATCCGGTCGGTGAGGACGTGGTCGACATGGACGTGATCAGCCGCCGGGATGCCGAGCGGCGCGGGCTTTCCGTCGAGCGCCTTCCATTCCGCCCAATCCTGGCAAAGCTTCTCGGCTGCGACCGCCTGCGTCTTGGTGATCGTCTTCGTGTCGAGCAACTTCCGGAATGGTGAAGCCCGGTAGGCCGAGACGATCCGCCGCGCGCGATCCAGCGAGACGACCGCGCCTTGATCTCGAAGTCGGCTGATTTCGGCGTCGATGGCCTGACGCTCGGCGCGCTTGCGCACGATCTCCTGGGGATCGGTAGGCTTGCGATTTCGCCGGGCGGACATGCGCGGATATTACCGCGCCGTGATCTCGCCGACTACGGTGTCGGTGGCGCTGCGAGCGGGAGCTCGGCGTTGCGCTTCTGCGACAGGATGCGCTGCACGGTCGTCGTGCCGAGTTGAACGTCGATGGCGATGTCGCGCTGGCTGAGCCCTTCCTTGGAAAGCTCGAAGATGCGCTCGGCGAGCTCGTCGGTGACGGTGCCGCGCCGAACCGGCGGCGCTTCGTCTTTTCCGCTGCGGCGATGCTGGATGCGCGGCACGTCGGCGAACAGGTTGAAGTCGAGCCCGACGATCCGGTAGCTCTCGCGATAGACCGGCGCGAGGCTGCGGATGTTGATCAGCGGCTCACCCAGCGCGAACGCGTTCCAGGCGCGCGCGGTCGCGGCGAACATCGCTTCGGCGGTGACGGTGTGCAGGCGCGAGCGCGTGCGCACTTCGAGCCAGGATCGCAGCGCATACGCCGGGTCGCTGGGTTGCAGCCGTAGGCCGGTCGCGACCGCATCGGCGAAGTCGTGCGCTTCACCATCCAGACGACGGCTCTCGGTGGCGAGGAACAGGACCGCCGCGAACGACGACGACGGCGACGCGATGCGCGCATGCTTGGCGTAGGCCGCGACCGTCTCAATGTGCGGGTGGGCGGTGATGAACGCCAGCAGCGCAGCCTTCGAGCCGGGCGTGTAGAGGTTCGTCCCTTGCAGGAACGCATAGGCGGTGCGGGCGCTCGACGCGACCAGCGTCGCGTTCGTCGTGCCGCGCATCGCCAGGACGTCGGCGACCGACCGTTTCGAGCCGGTGTCCATCGTCGCGATCTCAGCCTCCTCGACGTCGTACACGACGAACATTTCGACCGTGACGCCGCTTTCGATGATCGCCTCGATGCGGTTCTGGCCGTCGAGCAATTGGCCGCCCTTCGAGACGATGATCGGCTGGCCGTTCTGACCCCAGCGACCGGCTTTCATGTCGGCGGCGAATTGCACGACCATGTGCGGCTTCAACGGCCTGTTCTTGAACTTGTTGGCGCGCAGCGCGATAGCGCGCTCCGGCGTGATCGTTTCGACTTTTCCGTACATGGCTGCGCCCTTTGAAATGACCGCGAAACTTCGCACGCGATCAACGTGCTTGCAAGGCGTGAGCGTCGCTGTGCGCATGAGTGCAAAACGCACTCACTTCCGCGCACGCGCGAGCGCCGAACGCCAGCCACAAAAAACCCCGCCGAAGCGGGGCTCAGTGCGCCGGTCGTGGCGGTCAATCTTCGTATCGCCACCAGCTATAAGTCAGGCTCGGGATCAGGAGCTCGCCGCCGTCTTCGAGGTCGATGCGGTTGTCGTCGCCCATGCCCTTGAAGTAGCTGCCCGGCGTCGCACGAACGACGAGGCCGACGTTGCCGACTGCGCGACAGTCGTCCGTTTGCTTGAACCGGATGCGACGCCCAGGCTCGGGGATCGCGTCGATGCGGTGTGTCCAGATGGTCGTCATGCCGCCCTCCGACGCTTCCAGGCGGCTTTCGCGGCCTTGCTGCGGCGCTTGGTGCTGGCGATGCTGGCGCGCAGCGTCGTCACGAAATGCTCGTGTCGGCGCGCATCCCAATACGCAGTCTGGATCGGGACATCGGGGCGGTCGATGCGCCGCTGGATCACGGCGGCGCGGATGCTGGGTGTCATGGTCTAGCTCGTCTCTCACAGTTGAATGTGAGGCAGCGTTTACACGCCTGCAAACAGGTCTGCAAGCACCTCGTTACACACGCCTGCAAACAGGCCGGCTCAATCGTCGAAAAAGTCACGCATCGGCGGATAGCGGTCGAAGTGTGCCGCAGAAAAAAGGAGCTCGTCGAAGCTCTCTGGTGGGGAGCCGCGCTGCAAAACCTTGCAGTAGGTGAGATCGGCCAGTCGTTCACCGGCACGATCAGCACGCACGACAGCGACGAGATCACCGACAGGCTCGCCGCCAACGACCCACAGCGAGCCGTCGTGCGCAACTAGCGCGTCACCGCCACGAGGGTTGTGAGCGATAAGGCGGCCCTCGTGCACTACCAGCCTGTGCGCCGGAACATGCTCGGCATACCAGCGCTTAGCGGCCTCAATTCGAGCTTCAAACTCAACTTCTGCCGCTCCCCACTCAGCCTTCCAGGCTGCGACCGCGATCTCATGCCGCTTGGTGTTGATCCGACCTTCCAGCCAACGGAGAATGTCCGTGTCTCGGTAGTAAAACGGCTTCCCCATCTTCACCCGCTCAGGAAAGCGCTGCGGGTCGTTGCGCCGCCAGTCATCGAAGGTGCGTCGCGAGACAGCCACGACGCCGTTATCGACGAGTTGCTTAAACGTCATCCACCGCCCTTCGGACATCGCCATCACCCCGCGAGTTGTCGATCCTTCGGCATCAGTGGAAGTTGGAGCGCGGCCTCCGTCGCGGCTCGCATGTCGGCTGTTTGAGCGCGCGACTGGCGCAGCCACCGAATGTCGAGCCCACCGCCTACGCGCAGCGTCACGAGGCATCGGTTGCCGACGAGATCGAGCCCGCCGTAGGGCCGCCAGTCATGAAGCACGAGCGGTCCGAGACGGTGTTGCTCATCGACCTTGCAGAACACCCAGCACGTCGGCTTTGCAGACGGAGGGCCGGAGAAGATCACGACGGCTTTTCCAGTCTCCCGCGCCAGCGCATCGGCTTTGTCGAGAGCTTCGACGTTCGGCGAGCCGCCCTTGATTTCAGCCCACGCGTCGAGCGCGCCTAGGTAGAAGTCAGGCCGATAGCCTCCCGTCGACAACTTAAACCCCATTGGCTCGTATTCCGGCGACAAGTTGAGCTCGTCGTCGAAAAGGTAGTGCCAACGGACTTCGTACTCATGCCGATACCATCTCCCACGCCAGAACACGCGGAACGGCGTTGCATTTCCTTGTCCTGGGTGGTTGTCCATGATGGCCTCCGTTGCTTAAAAACGGGGCAACTACTAGTCCTCACAAAAAGCCGACGTCGAGCTATCTTTTACAACTTGTCTGCCGAGAAACCTTACGGTCGTTGGCAATTGCGCGGCAAATGCATTCGGTTTCTTAGCAATTCACGATGCCGTGTGGTGATCACTCCAAGTCGAAGGGCATCCGTTGACCGGGGCTCGGCGGGTATTTCACGACCAGCACGCTCGCGGCGTGCGCGCGCTGCACCATGTCGGCGGTTCCGCGCCCACCGGGAAACGCCAGCACGAGGTTCGGCTTGCCCTCGCTGAGCATCTGACCGTTGCGGATCGGACCGGCTGACGGGCCGTGCTTCTCCCAATCCGCTCGGAACGTGACGCAGCCGACGCCGCGATCTTCGGCCCACTCCCGCGCCAGCTTGTCAGCACCGCGCGCGCCGCCCTGGATGATCGTCACTGGACCGGAGCGCAGCGCCGCGTCGAGCACCATCCGGACCGCTCTCCCGTCGCGGTAGTGACGACCGCCGCACACCAACACTCTCACTCGTCGCGCTCCTCATCGTGGCCGTAGTGCGGCTGTCCGAACTCTCGGTCGCGCTTGCGCGCCCAACGCGTCCGCGCCGCCTTGCTGGCGATCTCCGACCGGCGCTCCGGTGTCAAGGCTGCGGCTCGGGCTCGACCGCCGCGCGCGCGGTTGGGTTCCCGGCGCATCCGATAGTCGAGCTCGAAAAGCGTCGCCTGACCGGCTTCGAGCCAGCGCACCGCTTGCACGAGCGCCGCGCGCGCCTGACTGAAATCGCGCAGCGCTGAGCGCCAGAGCGTCTCGTCGTCGGAATAGGACGGGTCGTCGCTCATGCTCAGAACGGGGGTCGGCGCGACGGATAGAGCTTATCGAGCCGCCAGCGGCCACCGATAAACATCGCGTAGCAATAGACCTTCGGCTCGGTGCGCAGCGCCGCTTGCAGCCAGTCCGGAAGATCGCCGACCTCGACGTGCTCCATGTGCCGCCGACCCTCGGCATAGATCAACACCGGACCATCTGGCGGCACGAGCGCGCGTTGCACTTTGACGATCTCGCTCACCACCCACCTCGCTTTGCTCATTCACACGGAACCCCAGCCGGATTGAGCCGCGCCAGGATCGTCGCGACGAACTCGCGATGTCCGCGCTCGGCTTCGTCCCAGGTCGAATATCGAGCGCCGTCGCCACGCTCGTAATCGTCGAACACCAGCGTTTCAAAGAGGATCGGCGGGCCGTCGCCGAAGCGGTGATCGAGCCCCAGGAACACCGTCGAGACGACGAGCCCAGGCCCGAGCTCGTCGCGCGCGACATGCCGGTCGGCTGTCTCAAACCACGCGCCCCATTCGAGCACGTCCTCGACCTCGACCGGCTCGTGTCCGTTCAGGATGTAGTGGCCGAGCCGACCCTTCATGCGGCCATGCGCCGCCGATGTTGTCGCCGCCGCTCGTGGCCGACCGCAGCTTGCAGCACGTCGACGAAAGCCGCTCGCAGGTTCGTATCGAGCGAAGCGAAGGCGCGGATCGCGTCGACCATGCCGGGCGTCTCGGCGACGAGCTCCATCGTGTCTTCCCACAGCCGATGTGTCGGTTCTGCGTCAGGTGCGCCCGGCGCGCTGTCGAGCAAGTAACCAGGCCGAACCCCGAGCGCGATGGCGATCTCGACCAGCTTCGAGCAACTGATCCGGTTCGCGCCGCGCTCGTATTTCTGGATTTGCTGGAACGTGAGCCCGATGGCGTCGGCGAGCGCCTCTTGGCTCATGCCGCGATCCTTCCGGACCAGTCGAACCTTCGCGCCAACGTGTGCGTCGACTTCGTGAACCATCTTCAATCTCCCCCTAGTGGCCCGCCATTGTGGCGAACGTATCAAACAAAGCTCCGGCAGCGATCCCGGCCAGCGCGCCCGTCACCATCACCAGCCGACGCGGCCAATGGCGCGGCGAGGTCATCGCGACGCGCCAGCCCGCGAAGCCGGGCGCGACGACGTGCGCGCAGAGCCAGAACATCGTCATCGGCACGCTCCGATCAGGTGGATCATGAGCGCGACGCCGAGAAGCATGTCGCCGACCGCGAGCGCCAGGAAGCCGAAGACGACCAGCATCACGAGCCGCAGCGGAACCGCGATCACGGCGGGGACGAAGCGTGGCGGCTGTGGCGCGTTCATCGCTCGGCCTCGATCAAGATCGTCCGCAGACGCAGTTGCAGCCGCGCCATCGGTGGCGTCAGCCAGGAGAACCGGGTCGGCGGTGAGCCGCCCTCGCTGACGCGCCGCAGCGCGTCGTCGCTCATGCTGAGAAGCGGGTCGACCGCTTCACGGATCGACGCCACCAGCCAGTCGGAAAGCGCGTCAGGGCCGAGCTCGGCGGCGGCTCTCGCGACGTCCTCGGAGGTCAGGTCAAGCATCATCGGTCCACCCCTGCGACTGGCGAAATTTGATCATGCTTTCGAGGCTGCGGATCGTCAGGCAGTCGAGCACCCAAGCGACCGTTGCCTCGCCTTCGTCGAGCGCTGGGTAACGCTGGCGCACCGTCTCGCGTCCGACGTGATCGAGCTCTTGGCCGACGAGATAGATCAGTAGGTCGCGGATGCTTTTCACTTCGCGGACCCCGGTCATTCGGCGGGGACCAATTTCAGGAAGCGCTCGGTCATCTTGCGTAGGAGCTCCATCGAATTTTTGTGGCCTGCGAGCTCGTCGAGCTCGGCCATCTTGATCAGGTTCGGGATGCCGGTTTCGACGCTGCGCATGATCTCGTCGCGCGTCGCTTTCCGACCGTGTGCGTACCATTCGATGCGGGTCGGCGTGCCGACGTGAAACAGGAAGCCGCCATCCGGCTCGCGCGCCATCCGATAGGTCGAAGTGATCCAGACGGCGACCACGCCGGGGTTGCGCGCGATCATGATCCCCGAGGGCGGCTCATGGCCGGGGAGATCGCGCGCGTTGCGCTTCGCCATCGGCTGCGACAGGAAGGGGCACGAGGTCGCGGCGAAGCGGGCGCAAACGATGTGGTTCGGCGGCTCGGGATTAACTCGCGTGATCCCGCACATTGGCCCAAGGACGAACGCCTTCGCGCCGCTGTTCCGGATGCCACATACCCAGCACAGGCCCTCGCGCGCAGCCCGCTCCATCTTGCGCGGATCGACCGCCCGAAACTCCGGCTCGCCGTCGATCCATTCCGCGAAGTAGGGGACCGGATACCCGCGCTTTTCGACCCGCAGCGTTTTGATCTGTGTCGGCGCGTCGGGGAAGCGGCTATCGGTCAAGCCTCGATCTCCTGGCGCAGCGCTTCGGCGACATGGGCGGGCGCGCGGTAGCCCATCGCGATCAGCCGGTCGACGAGATCAGCGCACTCGGCGGGGTCGGCGATGTGGAAGGTCTGGCCGTCGTGCGCCAGACCGATCGGCTGGCGCTTCGCGGTCATTACGAAAGCCGTCTGCGCGTTCGACGACGCGACGAAGCGCTCGATGGCCTCGGGGCTGCGGTCGCCGTCGACAGGCCAGAGCATCGGCGGGATGTCGCCGACGACGCGGTTCCCGGCGACGTGCACGGTCCAGCCGCCCGCGCTGTCGGCGTACACATACAGGTCGCAGGCGAAGTCATCCGACGACCACCGGCAATAGCTCACGGCTCAGGCTCCCCATGCTCGCTGAGGTATCGGGCTAACTGATCACTCGCTTCTAAGTGTAGCAAGCTCAACGGCGAAACCTTGCAGTACGGCGCGATGCGGATCGCCATGCGCGGCGTCAGCGAACGCAGCCCGCGCTCGATCTCGCTGATTGTGATCGGCTCGACGCCGACGTCGCGCGCCATCGCGCGGATCGTGTCGCCGCGTTCGCTGCGGCGAAGCTGGATCATGTCACGCAACGACCAGCCATCGGTCATTGCCGTGGGCCGGTCGGGTCCGGAAGCCCGTTTTCGCGGCAGAACTCGACCGCGAATGTCCGGAGCTCCTTGTCGATCTTGTCCATGCGGTAGAGGTCTTCGACGGTCGGCTCGCTGTCCTCGTCCAGCACGTCGTTGATCGCAGCGAACAGGTGTTGAGCTCCGGCGAAAAAGGCGTTGCGCATTTCGCGAAGCTGGATGTCGGGCGCTTCGGGGTCGATGGCTGCTAGCCGCAGCCCGATCCACCCGGCCTCGATCAGCTTGCCGTCGTCGGCGAGGCGGCGCTGCAAGTCGATCAGGGCATCACGATCCAGGGTGGCCATCGGCGTCCGCCTTCCATGCAAACTCAACTTCGGGAAACAGGTGCTCAGCCGCGACCGACACCGCCGCCGCGCAGCCAGGAAAGCCGCCGCCGATCAGCACGCCGACCGCGAGCGCGAGCTCGCTGTCCATGCTCAGCCGAGCCGCCTTTCCAGCGATCCCGCTGGCGCTCGTCAGCACGGCGCGACGCTCTCGGAACCGACCAAAGCTGGTGTGGATGCTGGCTTCGGTCACAACCACACCTCCATGATCGCCGGGTCGTCGTTCGGGTCGCGGGTAAGCTGCGACAGCAGGAGCGCGCGCATCGTGTCGCGCAGGCTTTCGAGGCTGCGATCCATGAGCACGAGGTTGGTCGGCCCGCGCTCGCCGAGCGTGAAGTGCAGGCGGGCGACATAGAAGTCGGGCCAGTCGCTCGGGTGATCGGTCACGACGAACATCGGCAAGTTGTCGCGCTTCTCCCACAGGAGATGGCCGACTTGCAGGAGATCGTTGTCGCTAAGCGTCATGGCGAGCCCCACGGCGGCGACTGCGGCGGCGTCAGCATGAACCGATGCGCCCAGGTCTGCGTGTAGCCGCACACCGGGCAATACCAGCCATCGGCGCGGGCTCTCAGGATGCCGTGATCGCCCTCGTGGTTCGCCTTCGCGAAAGCGTGGTGGCGCGGCGTGTTGCGATGCGCACAGGTGAACGGGTGCACCCAACCCGTTCGCTGCCACCGATTGAGCGCCTCAACCTCGCTTGGCGAGAACGGCGCGACGAGCCTGTCGTCGGTGGTCATGGTGACGCCCCTCCTACATGATCAATCGTCCGGTCTGACAGGTGGTGGATCAGCCGGGTCGGGTTCTGGTTGGCCCCCTAAGAATAACCGCAGTTTGTTGAGCGCCTCGCGCGCCGTGTCGTCGTGCTCGACGGCGAACGCTGCGCAGCGCTGCCACATGGTCGGCGGCGCACCGGGCGGCAGACACCGCCCGGCGATCTGCCACTGGACCGACGCGCGCACCGACTTGATCCCGAGCTCCAAAGCTTCGAGCGCTTCGAGCGCGGTGATCTCGGCGGGCGCGTCGTCAGTCATGCGACGGCTCGGTTTTCGACCTTGTAAGGCGCGGGGGGAAACGACACCCCACGCTCACGCCGCCAGAACTGGATCGTGGCTTTGACGAACGCGCGCGACATCCCGACTTCCTTGCTGATCCAGATCGGATGCCAGCCGGAGGCGCGAAGATCGCGGACCCGGAGGCGCATGTCCTCGAAGCGGGCGACAGTCGGGAAGCCCCAATGTTCCGCCGCCGCCTGCTTGGCCGCATCGCCGGGTCGCGACGAATTGGGCCGTGCGGGCTCAGGGGCGGCGCTGGGCGGGCTTTCCGGCTCCGGCTCGACGTCGACAGCGTCGTCGGCGTCAGCGGCCTCTACGGGCGTTTTTTCGCGATCTCGCGCTTCGGCCATGAGGACGTCGATCCGCCCGCGACCGACGCGCGTCAGCAAGCCGTAAACATCGTAGGACGTGATGTTCATCGACAGCGAGATTTCGGTCGGCGACTGGCCTTCGGCGGACCGCCGGAGGATTTCATACCGGCGCTCGATCAGCGCTTGCAGCGTCAGGCCCTTGCGCGCGGCGGCGTTCGCCATCGTCGAGAACGTGCGCCGGTCGAGCGGTCCAATGGCGGCGAGCGAGCCCTTCGCGTCCTCCGAGAAGGCGGGCAAGATCGACGGGTTTGTCCAGATCGGCGACGCCGGGTCTTCCCACCAGTACGGCGGCGGCGGGACCGGGAAGCGGTCGATGTTCATCCGGACGCCCTTGCGCGACTTCGCCGCCGCTTTCGCCTTCTCACCGTCGCCGGGGAAGACGAGCCCGCCCTCGCGTCGAGCCTTCGCCATAAGCCGCTTCACCAGCGCGACGCTCACGCCCATGTCGACGGCGATGGTGTCGGGGTCTTCGCCGCGCACGGCGCGCTCGACGATCTGGCCTTCGGCGCTGGTCGAGCTCAGCCCTTCGGCGAACGGGCTGGATAGCGCTGGCGCTGGCGGCGGATAGATACCGACGACGCGCGCCGTGTGCGCATCCATCGACGCCGGGCCGGGTGGTCGCCAGCCGGAGTTTTCGGCGAGCATGCGCGCGTGGTGCACGATGCTGTCGCGCAGCGGGCCGGGCGGGATCGCCGAGAACGCGTCGACGAGCTCAGCCGCGCCGGGCAACACCATGAATTGAGCGAGCCGGAGAGGGTCAATGCCGGACATAGGCGCGGGCCTCCTGTGCGCGCGGCGTCGGCTTCTGCACGGACGGCGCGGGCTGCGCGTCCTTCTGGCTGAGCGGAGCCCACGTCTTAGAGTAGCCGCACGCCAAAGCTACAATCGTCATGGTGTAGTTCTGTGGTCGTCGCACGCCGCCGTACAGCCAATTCATGACTGTATAGCGGGAGACTTTGTGTCCGAGTTTCTCGGTTTCGTGTTCGACGTCTTCGGGACTAAACCCAGCTTCGCCGATCAGAGCAACAATAAGGTCCATGTCCGGGTCCTTATCGAGCCAGTTATATTTCAAGTAATTCGGCGTGGATGGAATAAAGTTCGGACGTCTAGGCGCGGGCTGTGTGGCCTGCGACTTGTATGGTTTCTTTTCCGACAACTGTGTCGCTCCTTGATACAGGTGCGAAACTTCGCCCCTTGCTATCAGCGCTCAATTCACGCCTGTTTGCAACCCTGCATAGCTGACTGGTTGCATGTGCCATGATCTTCGCATGGTCCCGCGAGAGCGGCGCGTGGGAGCTCCTCGCCGACACCGGAGAGTTGCTCGGTCGCGCGTGGTCGTTGGGTGGCGGGGTCTTCCAGGCGGAAATGACGGAGCTCGTCGGGCGGACGAACGCCACCGCGACGAGCCTCGCGGCGCTGCAAAACTGGATGATGAACAAGGCGGCTGGGATCGCGACATGAAACCGTTGAAGCCTGCGCCGACGAGCGCCGAAGTGTCGACCGTGCCGGGTGTGCCGTTCGGATCGCCGGGCTGCAAGTGGCCGGTCGGCGGCGCGGGGGCCGACATGCTGGTCTGCGGCGCTCAGCGCGACGGGACCAAGCCGTACTGCGTCGAGCACGTCGAGCGCGCCTATTCCGGCGGTGGTGCGAAAGCTCGCACCTGACGGTTGAGCGGGGAAGGCGCTACCCTGGCGATGCTGTTCAACCCCCAACCGTGAGCCGTCCCATGAAAGCCCTCGCAGTCGCTTTGGCCGCTTCCGTTCTCGCGTTCGCTGGCGTGGCGCGCGCCACCACCTTCATCGACGAGAGCGGTCCCGCTGCGGACGGCTCGCTGTCGTGGGACCTGGGCGACGACGGCGGCATCCCGCTCGGCAACTTCATTGAAGATTTCACCCTGACGCTTCCGGCTGACGGCTTCACCGCCGCCGGGGTCGAGGCGACCTTCACCAGCCCGTCGAACGATCTCACTTTCTCGCTGGTCACGCTGGGCGGCTTGCCGTTCTCGTTGCTCAGCCTGCCGAGCGAGAACCTCGGCAACTTCCCTGCGCACGTCTTCGCGGGCGGGCCGATCACGCTCGAAGTGCAAGGCCACAGCCCCGGCCCGGCGGCGAGCTATGACGGTCACGTCACCTTCACGCCGGTCGCCGTGCCTGAGCCTGCCTCCTGGGCGCTCATGATCCTCGGCTTCGGCGCGACCGGCGCGCTCCTGCGCCACCGCCGCCGGGCTGTCACTTTCGCGTGACGGCGATCTTCGTCTTCGGCTCCAACCTCGCCGGGCGGCACGGCAAGGGCGCGGCGCTGTGGGCGCGAGAGCATCGCGGCGCGATCTACGGCCAAGGTGAGGGATTGCAGGGCGACAGCTACGCGATCCCCACCAAGGACGGGCGCAACGGAGCCAGTCTCAGCGGCCCGCAAGCGCGCCTGTCGCTGATCGAGATCAACCGCGCCGTGGTGCGCTTCCTGATCTTTGCCGACGACCACCCCGAGCTCGACTTCGAGGTGACGACTATCGGCTGCGGTCTGGCGGGCTACCTGCCACGCGAGATCGCGCCGATGTTCCGGATCGCCGGTCCGAACGTGCGTCTGCCAGACGCATTCAAGGCCGTGTTGAACCGCGACACGCCGTTGACCGCCTAGCGCGACCGGCGGACAATCGAGCTCCCGCTCAGACGGTCCAGTCCTGCGGGGTCACACGACTAAGCCCGGCGCGCGAAGCTATCCCCCAATGACGAGCTCCCCAGCGCGTCGGGCTTTTTTCCACAGACGCGATGCGACTTGATCGTCGTCGACGGCGCGACGTCGGGCTGGCGCTTGATCTCGACGCTGCGCTCGGTCGAGCACTCAGGCCGGTCGATGATGACAACGGTGGTGCACGACGTCAGGACGAGCGCCGCCACCGCGACGGCGAGCGCGATCAGCGCGGCGATCAGATGGCCCCATTTCACGGCGTCGGCGCATAGCGGTAGGTCTGGCCGCTCTCACCGGGAAAAAGGCTGTCGGAAGTGACCAGCAGGCCAAGGCGTTCCAGTTTTGCGCAGACGTTCGCCGCTGCGAGTTTCCCGGTTTCGGGGTAGGTCCAGAATGCGCCGTGGCGGGCTTCCGCGCTCGCCGTTTTCAGCACGACCGCGCCAGCTTTCAGCCGCTTAGCCGTCACGTTGCGCTCACGTTTCGCCATCGCACCCGAGCTCCTCTGTTCTCGGTTTGTGCAAACTTTCACGCGCCCCCTCTATATAGGGGTGAAAGTTTTGAAAGTTTGCCGTTCATAATTGGGTCAACCCGTTGGATTTACTGGGCGAATAGAAACTTTCACTCAAACTTTCATGGCCTTTCAAACGGGGCGTTTCGGGCCTTCGTGAAAGTTTGGGCTCACTCATCGTCGCCGTCGTCTTCCGGAGGCTCTTGCCGCGACCGGCCAGGGCCGAAGCTGACGACCGTGTGGTCGGCGTCGCCGTCGACGCTGGGGAGCGCGTACTTGCCGCGCCCGATGCGCGTCACCTGACCGGCGTTCGCCATCCGGAAAAGGTTCATGTCGACCGTGCTGCGTTTCAACCCGGCTTGCGCTGCGATCTCGCTCGGCGTGAGCGGCCACGGTGCGTCGCGTAAGTGCGCGATGATCTTCGCCTTGACGCCGTTCTCCCGCGTCTCCTCGATGTCGCCGAGCATGCGCCAGACGCAGGCGTCCTTGTCGAACTTGATCGCGTGCTCAAACTCCTCGATGTCGCGCCCGCGCCCTTTCAGGATCGTCGAGCCGTCGCCCTGTCGTTCCAGCACGATCACCGCGTCGCACCCGCCGGTCAGGCCGTTCGTGCCGCTGATGCTTTCGAGATAGTCCTCGGCGACGGTCTTCCGGGTGTGGTGGATCAGGACGATGGCGATCCCGCGATCCTGCGCGATGCGCTGCAACGTCGTCGCCGACCGATAATCGTAGCTGTAAGGGTCCTCGTCCCGACCGCGCTCCGGTCGGATGTAATTCAGGGTGTCGATCACCACGAGCCGGGCGTCGGGGTGCTCGTCGAGCCACTCGCGCAGAGCTTCCTCGCAACCGCAGCCGAGCCGTTGAAGGTCCGGACCGAACCAGACGTCGAGCCGGTGTGGCGGGCCGTCGCGCAACTGGCAGACGGTCCGCAGCCGGGCCTTCATCCGGCGCGCGCTGTCTTCGAGTGCGCAGTAAAGCACGTCACCTTGAACGCAGCGCCGATCCCCCAGGCAGTAGCCGCCGTAGGCGACCGTCGTGCACAGGTCGAGCGCCAGCCAACTCTTGCCGCGCTTCGGCGCTCCGGCGATCAGCGTCAGCCCCTCGGCGATGATGTCGGGGACCGCGAACTTGACCGGCGGGAAGTCCATCTCCCAGAGCTCGGAGGCGGTGTGTCCGCGCGCTGGCGGGCCGACGCGAAGGTCTTGGATCGACATCGCGTCGCCGCCTCTGTCGAGCCAGTCGACCACGTCGCCGCCGGGTAGCAGGCCGGGCAGGTTGATCACCTTCAACGACGCCGCGACGTTGATCAGGTTCATGCGCACTTGCTCGGCGTGCTTGCGCCCCGGCTCGTCGTTGTCGGCCAGGATCACGACGTCGGCGCTCTCGAAGTAGGTCGCGAAGTGCTTCGGCCATTTCCCCGCGCCGCCGGGTGAGCATGTCGCCGGTCGACCGTGCAGCCACAGCCGGTTCGCCGCCTTCTCGCCCTCGACGATGAACACCGTCTGTCCCTTGCCGATGGCTTCGATGATGTCGGGCAATCGGAACGGGACCTTGGCGAGCTCGCTGATCCCGCCCCACGTCCAGCCCGCGCCGTCCGGTCGTTGCTGAGCGAACGACTTCGGCTCGCGGTAGCGGCTGACCAGCAGCACCGGGGAGCCCTCGGCGTCGTCGTAGCGGTATTTCTCGACGAGCTCGCCCTTGCGCGGGCCGTGCGCTTTGCCGTTGCCCTTGCCGTTCGGCTTCCAGCCAGGGAGCCCGACCATCTCGCGAACGAAGTCGCGTAACATCGGCCCGTCGTCGTCGGCTGGGCTGAAAGTCTGCACCCGGAACCCCTCGGGCGCATCGGCGTCGAACCGCACCAGCAGACTGTCGTCGGCGAGGCTGTGACCGGGACCAGGGCAGCGGATGCACGCCTCGCCGTGCTCGTCTCGATCTATCCGACCGTGAAGCTTGCTGGCCCAATCTGAGATCGACGACCGATCAACGACATACCCGCTCCCGCCGTCGCTCTCAGGCATGGCGCAACCCCTTAGCTAAGCGCGCTGTCGGACCGGAAGCCGGTTGGCTCCATGCAAGGCGATCAGCGCCGCCTCGGCTCGACCGTGATCTTTCTTTCGCGCCCACAGCGACGCCCAGCGCGGGAAGATCGACGACGCGCGCATCCGCGATGCGTCCTTGTCGCCGGTCACGCGCAGCGCCCGTTTCCAGGCCGCCGACGTCGTAAGCTCTATCGGAATGAAGTGCGCCGCGAGGACGCCGTGCAGCACGCCGACGCCCATCCAGAACGTCGCCGCGCCGACGCGCCCGTTCTGCGGTCGGACGCCGCCTTGCTCGATCACCGCCGCGTCGAACGGCTCGGCGTCGTCCTTCATCCGCGCGTCGATCTCGCGGGCGACCGCGTACTCGTCGACGCGTGAGCGGCTCCCCACGCGACCGACTGGCATGTCGATAATTTCGAGATCGAGTGGGCGACCATCTGGCGAGAGGGTCAGGAACGCGATTGCGCCCCCGTTTCCCGGATCGAGGCCAATGACCCGCACGACGTCACGCTGCGTCGGACGGTCGCTGCGCGCGCTCTAGGCGCTCAGCCGCCGCGATCAGCTTGTCGCAGATCGGCAGGTTGTTCGTCGTCCAGCCGCGCGCTGCGTAAGAGCGCACCGTCGACAGCGGCACGCCAGCCTCCCGCGCCAGCCGGAAGACACCAATCCGATCCGCCACGCGACCGACCCGCGCCATTCGTTCTGCGACCGTCTGCATGGGCGAAATGGATACGCTCGAAATCGTGTGATGGAAATGCGAAAGCTCGCATTGACAGCCCGCGAATACAGGCGCGAACCTTCGCACCTCAACTAGATCGGAAGAAACCGATGGCCTACGACCCCGTGTGCGATGTAACGACACTCATGATGGTGCGACACATGCCGGAGGACGACTTCCTAGCTCTCTGCGAGCGTGTGCTCGATGCTCAGGGTTCTACCCTAGGTATGGTCGGGAATACTGTATCCGCTGCGCCAATATGCGACAGCATGCGACAGCATGCGACACGCTGCATGGTCTGCGACGAGCCCATCGCGCGCACCGGCCTGACGCTTCGGGTCGAGGAGCTCGCGGGTCTGACGGCGTGTAAACGCTGCATCGACGCCGCGCTTGTCGCGCTGATCACCGACCAGTCGGGCGCGAACCGGCTGGCCTCTCAATTAGCTGTGATCTTCCGGGGTCGGCGCAAAGCCGAGCGCCGCCGCCGCTGCGCCGCAGCCTGACCGGAGCGGACGCCATGAACGACATCGCCGCCGCCGACCCGATCACCACGAGCGCCGAGATCGTCGAGCTCGCGAAGGCGCTCCCGAAGGCGCAAGCCGCCATCGCCAGGGTGACGAAGGACGCGGCCAACCCGCACTTCAACGCGAAGTATGCCAGCCTGTCGGAGATCGCCGAGGCGGTGCTCCCGGCGATGAACGCGGCGGGCTTCTCGGTCTTGCAGCCGGTCGCCACCGACAACGACGGCGTCAGGGTGACGACCATCCTGCTTCACGAGAGCGGCCAATGGCTGCGCTCGACGCATACGATCCCGGTCAGCAAGCGCGACGCGCAGGGCTTCGGCTCAGCGCTCACCTATGCCCGTAGGCAGGCGCTCCAAGCCCTTCTGACGGTCGCCCCGCAGGGTGAAGACGACGACGCCGAGAACGCCGTGGGGCGCGGCTCTAGCGCGCGTCCGCCGTTGCCGCCGAAGGAGCCGGAGCGCCCGACGCTGGCGAAGCGCTCGGCGCACCTGAAACGCACGCTCAGCGACGTGAAGACGCTGCGCGACCTGACGCGCGCCTGGGACTTGTCGAAGGACTTGCGCGACGAGCTCGCCCGCGAAGACCAGAAGGAAGCCGCCGAAGTCGATGCGCTTCACGAGCGCCGCCACGGCGATCTGATCGGAGGCGCAGGGTGATGGTCAGCCGGTCGACTGATCAAGTCGTGCTGACGGCGCTCCTGGCGCTCGGGAGCGACGCGTTCCAGCCCGCCGAGTGGGGCTTCCTGATCAACCTCAACAATACGTGGCGCGGCGACTTCACCAACCGCCAGCGCGAGTGGCTGAGCGACCTCGCCGACAAGCACGGCGTCGGCGGTGACGCATGACCGCCGCCCGCTACGCGCAGGACACCAACGTCTCGGTCGAGGCGTCGCGCAACGAGATCGAGCGCACGCTGATCCGCTACGGCGCGACCAGCTTCGGCTACCTCACCGAGCCGAAATCGGCGCGCGTCGCGTTCGCGCTCAACGGTCGACATATCCGCTTCCACCTCCCGCTACCGGCGCGCGACGCCGACGAATTTGTGTTCGCCACGTTCGGCGCTCGCGGGAAGCAACCGCGCGGCGAGCGCGCGGCGCTCAATGCATGGGAGCAAGCCTGTCGCCAGCGCTGGCGCGCGCTCTTGCTGATCATCAAGGCTAAGCTCGAAGCCGTCGCCGCCGGGATCACCACCGTCGAGGATGAATTTCTGGCGCACACGGTTTTGCCTGACGGTCGGACCGTGGGCGAGTGGACGAAGCCGCAGCTAGAACAGGCGTACCTCACCGGGAAAATGCCGACGTCGCTCATGATCGAGGGGCCGAAGCCATGACGCAG